TCCTTTTCCACCTGCAACTGTTTCCATCATACTACTTGGATTTCTTGTAAAGTAAGAAGATGCTATATCGCTTACAGGAGAAAGATCAATTGGAAGTTGTTCTTTTATCATCTCATGTGTAAAATCCCAAGCATGTGGAGATGGTTTACCTGATCCAGCTATTATTTTTTCTGGTCCAGACCATATATCTCCTTTAGTGGGAGCCACTTCAGGAAGTTTTTCTAAATTAGGTAAATCTCTAACGCCAGTAAGATCTCCTTCAATATAATTTCCAAGTTTATTCAATGGTGTCATTTCTTTTCCTAACGCCATATCATACCAAGAAGCTAATGGATTTTCAGTAAAACCAGCACCACTCCAATCACCTGCAAGCAATTTAGCTTTTTCTGCTGCATCTAATCCAGTAAATGCTTCTGAAGTTTTAAATAATTCATTGTATTTGTTTGCTGCTTGTACTGATGACAAAGCAGTGAAAGGTAATGATGCTAGTGCAGAATAACCCATTGCTTTCCAAGGATGTTTAGATCCTGTAAGAGAAGCTATACCACCTTGTATTGCTGCATTCTTTAATGCGTTTCCAACCCATGGAGATTTCATTGCACCCATAGCAAATTTTCCGAGAGCTGATTGTCCTAATTTAGATGCACCAAATTTAGCTGCCCATGGTCCTGCTGCTCCAGCTAACCAAGGTGCTGCTGCACTTAGTAACATTATACCACCTGGGCCTTTGGCAAAGTCTCTTGCGCCTCTAGCTACGTTCTTTAATGTTTTATCTAACCAACCCATTAAGCTAAACCTTGCTCCGTAAGAATTGCTTGTGCTTCTTCAAGTGTATATCCATTTCGCATTAAATGATATAAATCATAATTGCCAAGATCAGCTTCAAATCTTTCACCTTCCATCATTTCTAAAATATCTTCTATATCCATATCTTCCATACCTTCTGGTATCATAAAGTGATTAGGATTAGTTGGATCATATGGTTCAAAACCATCGCTAGGAGGTAAACCAGGAGGTAAATCTAAATAATCATTTTCAGGATCATCATCGCCATACCACCATCTACTTAAATTATCTAGCCAACCACCATCTGCGGTAGGATCACCAAACCATCCTGCTTGTTCAACACGATAAGGTGCTGCTAACCAGTTTGGTGTATCAAATTCGTTCCACGGTCCTCCTTCTCCCATTCTATCAAAAACTTTATAATCGTTAGGTGATGCATTAGGATTTAATGCAGGATTTACTCCCTCATATCTAAAGTCACCTTGAAAGGCACCAGGATTATCCATAACCTTAGGAAATGGTTTAATATCACTATAAGGATTCAGTGGATTATAAATTGGCATTGAAGAATAATAAGTTGGAGGGCTGTTCTCAACAACATCCGTTGTTCCGCCACTCGTATTCGCGATATAATTTTCTCTATTTGTGTTTTGATAATCGTAACCTAGCACTATACGTCTCCTGCTTTACCTTCTAATATTTTATGAATTGCTGCTTGGATAACAACATCTTGCCTGATGTGTTCCGCTTTTGTAGCAGTGGCAGGATTAGCAACATCATCTTCAGCCTCTTTAGCTGAACCGTATTCTTGTCCTGTTTCCGTATTGGTGATAGTTATTTCTGCTGGAACGACAATCTTTGGTACCTGTTCGCCGTCGATCTCAACGTACTCTACTACTCCGTCATCTTTTATAGGCATAATCTCTCCTTATAGCAAGTATTTTCTTTAGTTTCAATCATTATGATATCTCCAATAGACTTAAATAAACCGTGATTGGCTGTGCGTTTGTGTTAATTTTTAATATATCTCCAGCTTCTAATACACCTATATCACCAGAACCCAGATAAAACCATGATTTTGTGTACTTATCCGCTACTGCACCATCATAAGCAATGGTTGTACTATTGATTTTTAAAGTTAATTGTGCTGATCCTCCAGAACCATTATAAACCCATGCTGTTTTAATGATAGCTGTCGTAGCATCTGGACATGTATAGATACTATGATCACCCGTAGATGACTTAGTTTCCATTACCTTTTTATATGCGTTAGCCATTATGCAATAAACCAGTTAAAAGCTTCATCTTCATTCCTAAGAGTTTCCGGTGTGTAAGAGCTATTTAATAATTGAATAAGTAAATCTAATGATTGAATCATCTGATCAATCTGACCTTTATTATATTCATCCGGTGCTTGTGGTAATCTTGGTATATTTATTTGTGCCATTATCTCATTCCGTCAGGTTGTATTTCTGCACGATAAGTTCCATAACGCCAAGTTGTATCAACAGCTGATGTAGAAATTTTAATAGAAGCTTGTCTTCCACGTGCACGTGTATCAACTTTAGTCGTTGATGTTGTAACTGCAAAAGGACCATTAGTAACAGTGCTACTTGCAGGATATAATTTAAAATTAAGATCTACATTAACTGTTCCTTTTTGATTTTTAAAATCAGGTATAAATCTTTTAATTGACATTAACTTTTCACCAGCTTGTGGTATAACAAAATCACCTGATGTAACATGTGATGAAAGAGCAGATCCATCTGCGTCGTTTCCATTTTCTTGTGCATACATATAACTTCTGCCTTCTGTTAAACCTGTGATAGTACTAATTGTAGCTGCAGTATCTGTAGAATTAAATTCCATTGCATATGGAAAACCATACACCCCTTTATCTGCCCATGAAGATCTAGATAAAGTTCCTATACTCCATACTTTTTCTGCATAGTTATACGTCACACAACGATTAATAATATTAGATCCACTAGAACAATAGAACCATGTAACTTCATTGAACTCTGTATTTAATCCTGCAAAAGTGTCTTTTTGTGATGCTTCATCTATATCTTTAAATACATAATCTTCTACGCTGCACGGTATTTTTTGAACTGAACCATCAAACATGAAAAATGAATCAATGCCCATCCAGAATGATCTACCATTAGATTCTACAGCTGCATGTAATCCTACACATCCACACGCAGAACCTAGTTGTTGAAAACCAAAAGTAAATGGAGCTCCAATTAATTGCATTTGGTATAGAGCAGTATCAGACCAAATTAATACAGCACCACGTGAACGTTTAGCTGAAACAAGTTTTGATCCATCTGTTAATCTTTGTGAACCTGCAGTGTTTGTAACTGTTGCGGCCCATTCGTTTACGTTTTCTTGGTCAGACCAACGTATAAACATATCATCTCTAGTTGATGCACTACCTATTGTTGTTTCTGTTCCAAAGCAAATGACATGTCTATCTGTACCAGAAACTAATACAAACCTACTAGATGTAGGTGCGTTTGAAACTGTTGAACTTACTGCACGTTGAACTGTTGAAGTACTAGCAGAAGTATCCCAGTAATATAAACCACCATTAAGTTGTTGTGCTAATACATCTTCACCCCAGCTATCAAGTGACCATTTACCAGAATCTAGTTGAACGTTATTTGACCCAGAAAGAGAAGCACGTGATGTGCCCCAACCAGGTCCACTACCAACACCACCCCAAGGTCCAGTGCCCCAACCATATCCTAAAACAGAAAAAGCTGGGTTAGTATTTATTTGATATTCTGCAGTGCCTGTAACACCACTAGCGCCAGTGCCACTTGCAGCAGCTTTTGCAATGATAACATAATTGTTTGTATCGGTGACTGATTGTATTTCAAATTCTCCTTGTAAATTAGCGGCTGTGATTCCATTAGCAGTTCCTGACACACTAGATATAGTAACAAAGTCACCTTCTATAGCACCATGGGTAGCGTCTGTTACGGTGACAGTTGTAGATCCTGATGTTGTTGTAAAATTAGTGATGGATGCACCACTTTCTCTTATTGGTGTGATGTCATACCATGCTTGGTTTTGATAAGCGTAAAGTTTTTTATTCGTTCCGGTAATTGTATATTGATCGCCGTCTAAAGAAAACCAAGTTATAATACCACGTGCTGAACCAACAAGTGCACTTGTGTTTACTTTTGACCAACCACCTATTTTTTCTGGAAGACCATACCTGAATCTAACATTATCACAATCAACCCATTTGCCTTCGGCACCATATTCGGTATCTTGTTTATCTATTCCTGGTATAATTTGAACTTTTATAAGAGCCATTTAATCTCCTACACAGGGCCATCGTATATTCGAATCCATTTATCAGTACCATTAATTTTTACTCTAACGGCACCGTATTTTGCAGAAGCTTCTGCTGTTGAAGTAGATATACTTTTAGTAGCATCTCCTGCTGCTGTGCCCACATAATCTGTGAAAGCATAATCTTGATCTAATTGTTCAAGTTTAATAACAGGTTCTGCACCTGTAGCTGAAGCTTGTCTAACATGTAATTTACCAGTAGGGGAACCAATTCCCACACCAACACGATCTGTACTTGCGTCTGTTTGTAAAAGAGTCGTGTCTGTATCTCCTTCAAATATTGCATCTTTATCTGCACCAGCTTGGTTAAATACAAATGCGCCACCATCTAATGATACATCACCAGCAACATTTAACGTTCCCGCTAATGTTAAGTTAGGTAAATTTTCAGGTATATGATAAGCAACGGATCCATCAGTATAAATAAAATGTAAACAACCAGAAGTAAGTGTTACTGCTGTTCCACCAGCAGGACCAAAAGTAAGTGAATTACCAGCTCTTGTTGTTGAATCTTTTATAACATACCAGTTAGGATTTGCTTCACAAGTCAGCGCTGTTGCACCACTAAGTGTTCCTGTTAAATTTAAAACTGCTCTACTTTGTTGGTCACCTGTACCACCACTAGCAACAGTTAACGCCTGGGATGTGCCTGTAATAGATACAGATGTATACCCTTTAATTGCGTTTTCTATTTTCTCTAAGTTATCGTTTGTTTTAGATCCCCATGTACCAGCGTTTGCACCAGTGGTCTGGAGGTCTAAATTTAATATTGTCGAATCAGCCATATTATCTCCTTATCCTGTTGGAACGACAGTCCATGTGTT